AGTATGGCCGCCATCGTGAAACTTAGCCCGTGAAGACTTTAAAGAATCTAAAACTTTTCCAGTTTTCTTATTATCCATTACTTATCCTTACCTACAATTTTTTGAATTGTTTCTGATTCATAAATACGAATGCCTAGCCATATAATAGTAAACAGACTAGCTATCGGAGGCAACCAAGCCGCCAAAGACATCACTCCTGTTGATGCTGCAAATACGTCTACAGCTTGTTTGGTTTCCTCAGTCATCATAATATTAACCCTCGAAAGTTTTAACGTCTTCAGACGTTGAATCAATTACGGCTTGAGCTTCTGCTCTCTGCCTAGCATCTAAGTTTTCGTTGGCTACTATGCCGACTGGATACTCTAATCGGTATACAGCTTCTTTGTAGTCATTTAAACTTATATTAAACTCATTATTTTCTTCCATCGAATCTATTAATTCGTTATTATCTTCCATGAAAGAATTAAACTCACCGTCACCTTTTCTAAGAGAACGCTCACGTTTCCACTGAGGCCAGTTTTTACTTATGAAATATTGAATGTATTTCTCTAAATCTTCTTTGGTTAAAGGTTGATTTCCTTTTAAAATCATTTTAAAACTCCTTCAATAAATAGGGTTCCGTCTCCATGTACTCCATAATCAGTACTATTTGCAACATACAAAACAAGGTCGTTGTTTGGAAAATGTAAATATTTAACGAAACCGTCCGACATTACAGTGTATCCTGAGTTGCTTGTTTCGTTAGCCCTACCAATGTTATACAGAGAACCGCTATTATATGCCTGTGCCCTGCCGTTTACAGAAGTAACTTCTAAATTATTTGGAAGAGTTAAATCCATTAAAGATATACTGTCAATCCGTGCATAAGCTCCAGTATTCTGTGCTGCTATATTAAAATTAAGATATGTTATATCAGATACAGCCTGAAATGTTATTCTTTTATCAGTATAAGAAGCAGTGATGTTTTCAACGCCTTTAATAAGTCCTTGTTCATGTGAAGCTGAGAAAGGACTTGCAGGTAATAATGTGGCTACACTCATAGTCAGACTAGATATAGAACTACTAAGACTTTTATCAGCGCAAAATAAATAATAGTTTCCCGGAATAGTATCGAGAGCTACAGAAACTACCCCGTTTGGGGCTGAGCCTCCACTGCCAGCTATATTAAGTGTTCCAGACGCAAGTGAAAGACTTACTGACCCCGTAGTAGACCACCCTGTAGTAGTAGAGGCTGTTAAAGTAGACCCAGACACACCATTTAGCCCTGTTGTAACAGGCTTTCTGGTATTTGTATATACTTGTTTTGAACTAGCTTTTTCTGAAAAATCAACGTCATCAACAGCCATTCTTTGTGTGTTTATAGTTAATGCCATTTTTATTCTCCTACTAGTAAGTTAGAGCCTGAAGAAACAGCGACTGTAGGCTGAATCCTGTTTAGGCTTGTGTCTACACGTTTGCTACTTAAACCATCGTACTCTATAGTTGCCGCTGTATTTACAACACTTAAAGTTTTTGTATGCTCGTTAAAAGTTACAAAGTTTTTATCTGCTACATTTGAAGGTGGTTTTAAATAAGTAATTCCCGTACTAGGTCCAAACATAGGCTTTTCTAACTCGTAAATTTTTTCAACCATAGCAGGCGTTAAACTGTCACTATGTGTTGATATAGGAACATAATGTTTAACTAAACTTAGCACATACTTATGACTAGTAATAATTTTTGTAGTACTACTGGTGTTGTTGGGAAAAACATCATAAAATGAAGAAGCCATTATATCATCTACTGAGTCTACTTCAACTCCGTTAATAATTAGTCGAGTAAGTCCAGTTCGACCTAAAGGCTTTAATAAAGTTACGTTTGTCCATTCTGTTAAGTCTGGTGCATCAGCGCCTGTAGGAGTATCTAATGTAGCTGAACTATAAGTGGTTCCAGAATCTTTTCGATATAGAGCAGGCAAGCTATTTGAGTCTAGAGCAATTTTAATTTGTTTTCCATCATCCTGACCTATAGTTATTATATCTTCATTAGCTGCTGCAGTATATGAGTTTGCAAATTTAATCCAAAAAGACAGATAAAAACCTTTAGTGGGTAGTACTGAAAAAGAACTAACGTGGCCAATGTCTATAATATTCTGGTCTTCTCCGGCATCAGTAATTTCTGAAGGAAGACCATAAGCGCCTAGTTGAGTTGAACCGCCTACATCAGCATTAAAGCGTGTTAAAGGCACTGAAGTATCGCCAGTACCTACAGCCTCTGTAGCTACTAGAGCAGTTGCCTCATATGTCGGTAAGTTAGGGATAAAGGGCATGATGATGTCTTTGTCCTGATAGCTTTTAATATTGGTGGTAGCTGTACTTATCGCTGTAGTAGTTGTACTTCCTTGTATTTCAGACAGGGCTGTAAAACCTGTTGACTTATTTGGAACTATTCCTGATACTTTACTTTCTGTAATTTTTGAGAATAATAATCCGGGAGAGGTAGAGCTCGTATCATGTTGGTCTAAAGACCTTAAAGGAATAAGCTGCGTTAAACTTTTCTCATCACCATAACTCGTTAGATATGCAAGGCCATTTTCAGACATTTGTTCAATTTCTTCTACAGTTCCGTATTGTCTGAATAAAGTAGAATCGCTTGCTACTCTTTCTGAAATTTTAATTAAAGTGCTTTTGTTTCCTGATGTAGAAGAGTACCCAGTAAAAGAGAAATCATAATCATCGACTAATTCTACAATGCTATTAGCTGAACTAACGAACACAGAATTTCTTTCTTGATTATTTGTTCCATGTAATCCAGTACCATCAATAAATACCGAAGTGCTAAACTCATCTTTGTTTATATAAGATACAAAAGAATTTGTTTGACCAACTAAGTTTACTCTGACTTTAGGACGGTTTGAATTTAATTCTTTTCCGTCTGCTATTGGAAAAGATAAAAACCCATTCCGGATAGCAGTCATTGTGTGATAGCCTGATTTAACTTTATATCTTACAGAGTCTGGCCTCTGTATTGTTGGTAAGTTTTTAGAAGCGTAATACTCTAAAGTTCCTGAGTTTGAATACTTTATTGCGTTGTTTTCTATTAAGTCTAAAAGTACGACAACTCCCGTTGAGCCCTGAGCTGCCATGTAAACTAACACATATCCGTTCTTAGCTACAATTTTAGAAATAACAAGGCCTGATATTCCGTCTAAAGAAATAGTTGTAGTAACAAAAGGGTCTTCTCTAAAAGAAGGGTCTATAACTCTTAGCGTATTTCCAGCTGCTTCTAAAATCATAGTTTTTGGAAGAGTTCTGTTAAGTGACTGAAAGCTTTCGTTTTCGAGGTTTAATCTCCATTGGCCGCCATCAAAATCTTTTGTAGTGTCATAAACAAATACGGCATCAGAAGTGCCTATAGCAGGTGTAGGGCTTGAAGTTGTAGTTAACGGAAGTCCAGTACGCTCAGGATAATGGGGCTTGCTAAAGAAAGTTAAAGCGTTGTCGCTTCCAGAAGTTGCGTTAACGGTCAGTACATTATTGTGAGGTACTCCTGAAACACTTAGATTTACATTCTGTAGTGAAATTGTTTTATCGCATCTTAAAGCAAGGTCTGTGTTAGGAGAAGTTGCACCTAGCTGAGAACCGGTAATTGTAACTACGTCAGTTCCTGAAGAATCAAAAGTTAATTTAGAAGTGCTTCCAGTTGAATTAACAATTCCTCCAGTGTTTAAAGCAACTCCAGTATCCAACTCCAAAGCTGTGGGGCTCAAAGACATTAACTTAGTATCAGTGCCATTTTTTATATTATAAAAATCTAGCTGACCATAAGTAGCAGAAGGTGTTACGTCTGCAGCAGCAGCTCTAATAGAAGCATATTTTAATTGAGTGCCGCCACTATCTTCACCACGAAATTCTACTTGTCCTAAAAAGTCTCCATCTTCAGCAGTGCCCGAAGGGTATCTGGATAGTCGCAATAATGGTGCGGGGACATTTCCGGAAGTGTCAGCGTTTCTTAGTTCAATAGCAGGAGTGGCTACAGCGCCTTGAGATATAGATATTCTTCCAGTTCCTGTGATAACATTGCTGTTAAGGTTTAAAGCACCACCTAGCAATGGACTAGTATCCTCAACAAGGTTTTGCAAAGCTGAGTCTGCCTTAGTACCTTGTGCGGCTGTGGCATAATCACTAGAATCAAAAGCCTTAACTTGGTCTAGGTTAGTTACTTCTGTATCCATTAATGCGCCTGCGGCTTCCACATTAACTGCGTCCGTTACGTCTGCACTTGCTTCTATCAGGTCTAGTTTAGCACCATCAACAGATAAATCACGGCCATCTACAGTTTCTGTTCCAGAGAACGTAATGTTGCCTGTCATCTCCCCACCTGCTTTAGGTAGAGCGTTGTCTGCTGTTGTGCCCTGTGTCGATGTAGCGTAATCGCTTGAATTAAAAGCCTTAACCTGTGCTAGGTTAGTTACTTCTGAATCCATTAATGCACCTGCGGCAGTTACATTTACTGTATCCGTTACGTCTGCATTTGCTTCAATCAGGTCTAGTTTAGCACCATCAACAGATAAATCACGACCGTCTACTGTACCACTTACTACAATGTTCCCAACAACGTCTAAAATCTCTGTAGGTGTTCTACCTGCACCGCCTATAAGTAAACTCTCATTAGGGGCATCCCACATAAATCCCCAGTCTGACCCATTGGTTTTATTAAATAGTACGCTTCCTGCAGTATTTATCTCTATTCGTGTTCTACCATCCTGATTAGCTGCGGCTGTTCCAATCTGTAGTCGGGTTCGCCCTGAATCTAAGCCGCCATCTGCAGAATAAATTGCTCTAATATAGCTAGTGCTAGAATCATTATCTGAGTTTTCAAAGCGGATACTCTGTAGTGAAGAACCGGATGAGCCGCCATACAGAACTAGGTCGCTGCCCGCTAGTAGTTCTACATTACCAGTAAGCTTAGATACACCGTTTACCGCAAGATTCCCCAAAACATCTAAAGACTCTGTAGGAGCTGCGACATTAACGCCTACTCTATTATTTGTGTCGTCTACTACCAGAACATCAGTATCTACTGTAAACGCTCCCGAAACATCAACGCCTGTAGACGTAGTTGCAAGTCTTTCAGTACCGTCAGTTTTAAGTTTAACGCCCGCCTTGCCGTCTACATCTATTACGCTGCTTGCTGTAGTAGATTGAATTACAGCAGTATCGTTAGCATTATAATGTATATTAAAATCAGGTCCTGCCCCTAAATTAATTCTATTTGTTGTCCCATCCGAGTCAGGAATAGCTATAGAGTTAATATATGCAACATCAAAAGGTTGAGATGAGACACCTAAGTCTATACTCGCAACGCTAGGAGAAAGTGCAGACGCAGTTAAGTTTAAAGTTTCAGTAGGCGTTGTTCCACCTACTTCAATAAAAAGTTTAATAGCGTTATTAGTTCCGTCAATTTCAATTTTATTATTAAAATCTATATCCCCAATTTTAGAAATAGCTCCACCCTGATGAGCACTCCCATCGTGAGTGTGACCTGTTGTAGAAGGGTCTGTAGTGTATGCAAAAGCATTCTGCAATGCTCCAAAATCTTCATTAAATAATGAAGCTGTAATGACGTTTCCGTCTACATACGTACTTTGCTTATTATATCCTGTAGCCATTTACTATCTCCTGCTTGAAGGGGCGTAATTTATGTATAAACCATTAATTGTATAAGGTGTGTCTTGATTTTCTGTAAAGATTTGAAAGCTTGCTGTATAGCCACTTCCATCTAAAAATGTTTTCATTATAGTGTTTGCGCCTGTACCAAACAAACTTATATTAAACTTTGCTGTCCCGAACAAACCACCTTTTGATGTAGTAGGAAACTCGTAAATTAAAGGTTGTGGTGTATTAATATCATTTGAATTGAAAGTTACTTTCATTTTAACTGTAGCAGAAGCTTCTGGAGTTAATGAAAGTCTAAGATATTCTAAAGTCTTTCGAGTTCCTAAGTCTCCAAAATCAAAATTAGGAGTTTCGTAAATAGCGTTAATGTTAGAAGGCGTTAAAACTTGTGGTGTTGCATTATTTAGCTGATGGAAAAATGCTCCTTGGTCGTGGTGATAAATAAAGCCTTTGTCATCACCGTGATACTTTCTTTCAATACCAGAGTTATCAAAATCAGAAGTAAGTGCGTAAGCTTTTATTCCTGCTGTTTGAGACCACTCAAATCCATTAGGTGTTAAAGTTCCAATGATTCCTCTAGAGTCTAGTGTAGTTTCTGAGTCTTTAGAGTAAAACAATCTGTATTGAGACTTACTTCTAATTACACAGCTACTTACATTATGCAAATCAATTTCAGAAGCTAAAATAGAAACAAGTGCTTGGATTTGACGACTTACAGAGCTTAGCTCAACGTCACCGATTCGTGCTGTACCTGCAATAGTACGAATACCGTCTGGAGCTAAGAAAAGCAAATCACCGCCAATCTCTTGGATACTTCCTTCGCTTAGGCAGCCTACGTTTTTAGTAATAGGTAGGACTGCTATATTGTTAGCATCTAAAATATTTACAAGTTTAAAAATACTATTTTTACAAAAAATGATAACGTCATCACGGAAGCTTTTAATTCCTACAATTTCATCATCAGTTATAAATTCAGTAGCTCCTACGCTTCCAGTAAAAGAAGTAACATTATTAGCTGTAGAAACATATACAGTATTTTTAGCATCACTACCACCACCAACAATTAAAGAGCCGCTATGTACAGTCCCTACTGCAGGAGCTACGGCTCCGCTTACAGTTATTTCTTTTACCTGAATAGTTCGGTTAGCGTAAGCTCCAGAACCTTTAACTGTAATAAGCAGCGGTTTATTAACTCCGTCACAAATAACAACTCTTCCGTTTTCTACGTTGTCGCTGAAAACTGAAAAGTTTCCTTTTCCTTGGCTTACATAAGCAGTTAAGGCTGTTGTGTGTTCAGAAGTACCGGCTGCATAATCCGTAAATGCTACTTCATGGTGTGAATCAGTAGTTTGATTTATTTCTAAATATTGCGGTACATCATTTAATATATATGAAAAATAAACTTTATTTCCTGCAGTAATAAGCACACCATCGGCATATACCTGTAGACCGTTTATTTTTACATCTACTGGGTTTAAATCAGCTCGCACATCTCCATAATTAACATAACCATTAATTCTTCGGTATCCACCATCAGGGTCTACCTCATAGTTTTTAAGAACTACAGCAGACCCCGGAGCAGCAAGGATTTCAAACTCATTTAAGTTTGTATTTAGACCACCCTTACAAGAAATACCAAAAGGTTGTGTATTAGGCATTAAATAAATCTCACTCTATCGTCTTTGAAATACATAGGTGCAGGCTCTATTAAGTTTGAGCGCATACTTTTTAGACCTCTTTTATAATCGTCTAATGCGAATGCTGCGGCTTGTGCGCTGTCTTTAAATTGCCATACATAGTATCTTGCTCGTGCTGAAAGTACAGAAGCGTACATGTCAGGAAATACTAAAGTATCTCCGTGATTTGATAGCTCTGTAGGTTGGTTGTATGCAAAAAACCAAACCTTATATTCTTTATCTGGGATTGGGCTAAGTCCAAACTTGCGTGAATCTGGACTTCTAATGACACGTACAGGCTGACCGTAGGTCTGCGTATCCGCATCATCTAAATTTTCTGAGACTCTTACAAAGTCTTTCCACTCTTCGGTGGTCGTATAACGTAGGTTAGTTCCTACGTAAGGGGCTGTTTCGCCTGTTACGCCTACAGTAGTCATGTAGAAGTTGTCCCAGTCTATTGAACCGTAGTCGTCTCTAATGCTTGTGCTGTCGGCTTTTAATGTGTACCAACGCTGACCTTCTGTAGTTGATACTGCTACGTTTCCATACATGGGGTCAACATCGCCACTAGCAGCTACAGATAAAAAAGGCCACTGAGGTTCTTGGTTAATTATATCCATATAGGCACGATTGATAGAATTTTTAACATGTACTTGAATACCACGAGCAGCATCAAAATCAAGAGTAGTCAAAGGAACCTCATTGAGTTCTCGAAGTATTTCGTTTGTTAATTCTAAATACGTTGTAGCCATAATTCTTTATCCTGTTTATTGGATTCTTTGTAAAAGATTGGGGGCTAATTAAAGCCCCCGCACTATTTAGACTAAATTAGTCGATGGTAAAGAAAGCTGTTACAAGAGCTTCAGGTCGTAAAACCTTAGCACCGTAAACATGCAAACCACGACAGATGTCACCAAAGCTATCTGGGTCACGAATAACCTCAGTGCTTGTGATAGTCTG